ATTCAGTAAGTCTCTCGTAGAAGGGTGCCCAGGTGACACTGCCTGAGAAAACCATCAACGACATCATCAAAGAGATGCTCGAGTCTGCTGAAGAGGAACCCACCACCAACACCAACCAACAGAAAGCAGGGGAATAATGGAAGCATTTGCTTCACCAGCTGCCGCGAGCACTGGTCCAAAACCAGCTGACTTGCAAGGTCAGTTGCTTATCTTCAAGCCAATCGAATACCGCTCAGGTATCGAGACGGTCAATGGTCCAGCTGACGCGATTTCGTGCGACGTCACCAACCTTGACACCAACCAAGAGTACAGCGATGTCCTCTTTTTTAATATCGCCATTCGAAACGCACTCAGGCCGTTAATCGGTCAGCGCGTACTCGGTCGCATTCAACAAGGTGTGGCTAAGCCTGGCAAGACTGCCCCATGGATTATCGTGGACGCTTCTGCAGATCAGGCAGCGATTGCCAAAGCCGCGGCTTACAAGCCAGGGGCAACAGCAACGCCAGCACCAGCCGCAGCAGGTGGAGTGCCACCTGAGGTCGCGGCTCTTTTAGCTCAACTCGGGGCTAAACCCCTCTAAGTTTCTTAGAGCAGTATCCTTCCACTGATCTCTAAGGAAGGCGCGGTGTTGCAGGACGTGAGAAGGGGAAGCTCACCAATCCAGGCAAGTTCGGGTGCAAAGCCCGACACCGCACGCAAGACATTTGAACGGGGGGAAAATGGGTCTAACAGGCGTCTCACTCTTTGCTGGTATCGGCGGGTTTGAGCTAGCTATGACGAGGGTTGGCATTTCGCCAGTCGCTTCAGTCGAGATCGACAAAAAAGCAAGCGGTGTGCTTACTGAGCATTTCGCCGACACTACAATCATGGGCGACATCAAGGGGGTAACAAGTGCAGACTTATTCAGTGCAGGATTTGATTCAGCAAACGGAATTATCACTGGCGGATTTCCATGCCAAGACCTGTCCGTTGCGGGTCGAAGGGCAGGGCTGGCAGGAGAGCGCAGCGGACTTTTTTGGGAAATCCACAGACTCATCGACGAAACCAAAACGAAGTGGTTCGTCCTCGAAAACGTCCCTGGCTTGTTGTCATCAAACGACGGAAGAGATATGGGAATCGTCCTCGGGTCGTTGGCAGAGCTCGGGTATGGGCTCGCGTACAGAGTTCTTGACGCTCAGCACTTTGGAGTCGCCCAGCGACGCCGTCGTGTCTTCATTGTCGGACGTCTTGGAGACGACTGGCGAACACCTGCAAAAATACTCGATCTCGGCGAGGGCCGCAGAGGGTATCATCAGAAGGGCATCACGCCGAGGCAAGATTCTGCCACCGAAATTGCTCCAAGCGCTGACGGCGCAGGCAAACCAAGGCTAGGATTTGACACGGCTGTAGCGAGTTGCTTGCCAGCCGAGTTGTATCACAAATCATCATTTACCAATCAAGACGTAAACCGCGGCCACATGGTAGTTCAACCTTTTGTCAAGATTGTGAGATCTGGTGAGCGAGACGCCGACGGCAACCTGCCAGCTGAGGTGTGGGCAGAACGACAAACAGCGCCGACTCTGAACTTGATGGATAACACAGGCGAATCTCGGGCAACAGTTATTGCTTTACAGAACACCGTCATCGGCAGATCAGACACTGCTGGACCTCAGGGCCGCGGACACTCCGACGAGGGTGGTCCGATGTTCACTATTGACACGACCTCTCCGCATGGTATAGTGTTCCACCCCCACCGCACAGACGGTGTCAGGCTTCAAGACAAGACCATCAACACATTAACTGCCTTTATGGGCACAGGGGGACTTAACACTTCGATGATATCGACAGAAGTAGTTCGGCGCATCACTCCAATCGAGTGCGAGCGCTTGCAAGGATTCCCTGACAACTGGACGGCTGTGAGCGATGGCAAACCACAATCAGACAGCGCTCGCTACAAACAAACTGGCAACGCAGTTGCGGTTCCAGTCGTGCAGTGGGTCTTGGGAAGGATTGCTCTAAGTGAGTAACCTCGAAGTTCTAACCGCCGCGCTCAGGTTCGCGGCCGCGGGCTGTTCAGTCGTGCCAGTCATGGCCGACGGCTCGAAGCGCCCAGGCATTGGGGCTTGGAAAGAATACCAGCACAAGTTGCCGACAGTTGAAGAACTGCAGTCTTGGTTTAAAGATGCCAAAGGCGTTGGTATCATCACGGGCAAGATCTCAGGCAATCTCGAGATGCTCGAAGTCGAAGGCCGCGCTGTAGCTGACGGCATTCACACTGAAATCAAAGACATGGCAATCGAGACTGGACTTGGCGAACTTTGGCAACGGCTAAACGAAGGCTACTGCGAAATGACCCCGAGCGGCGGTCTGCACTGGTTCTACCGCATAGACGGCGAAGTCCCAGGCAATACAAAGTTAGCCAGGCGCCCCGCTTCAGGCGACGGCGTTGATGTGCTGGCCGAGACCCGCGGTGAAGGTGGCTTCGTGGTTGCAGCCCCTAGCGGCGGGTCTTGTCACCCGTCAGGTGGTTCTTGGTCTTTGATTTCGGGCTCGATTGAGACAATCCCGACTATCAGCGTCGGCGAGCGCGAAAGTCTCCATTCCTTATTTAGATATTTCGACCAACTTCCAAAGGCGTCGGTGGTAGCTTCAGAGGTCACGGAGAGGCCTCGGGACGCGAACTCGACACTGCCAGGCGACGACTACAACGCAAAGACGACTTGGGACGAGATTTTGCTGCCGCTAGGCTGGACAAAGGTATTTTCAAAGGGGCAGACTACCGCTTGGTGTCGCCCAGGCAAGAGTGAAGGCATCAGCGCCACCACCAACTATGAAGGCTCAGACCTGCTCTTTGTCTTTAGCACTAGCACTATCTTTGAAGCAGAGCGCGGTTATTCTAAGTTCGCGGTTTATACTCTCATCGAACACGGCGGCGATTTCCATAAGGCAGCGTCAGCGCTGGCCGCGAAGGGCTTCGGCAGTGGCAGTTCAAGTGCTTTGCAGCCCATTGACATTTCACAGCTTCTCGAAGCGCCCGAGCTTGAGCCATTCGCAGAGCCTGCGACAGAGCCCGACACCAGCTGGCTACCGAGAGCGGTTGAGTATGACGAGGACGAGACCGAGCCTGGGCCTACGGTGCTCTACCGTACAGACGGGCAGTGCTTGCTGTACAGCGGCAAAATCAACGCCATATTCGGAGAGTCTGAGTCAGGCAAGACTTGGGTGGCACTGGAAGCAGTGCGTCAACAGCTGGTGCAGGGCAACAGGGTCTTTTATATTGATTTTGAGGACTCAAAGCGGGGCATTCGCGGCCGCTTGAAGGCGCTGGGCGTCATGCGAGAGCAGTTCGAGCGCTTTAAATACGCCAACCCAGATGGTGCTTACAACGAAATCGCCCAGCAGGCACTGCTCGGCTCGATTCGCGATTTCAAGCCCGATCTGATTGTGATGGACGGCGTCAATGCCGCTATGAACCTGCTGGGCCTTGACCTTGAAAAGAACAAAGACGCCACTCAATTCAGTCAGGTGGTCTTGCGCCCGCTTCGTTTGTGGGGTGCGGCTGTCTTGACCATTGACCACGTCACCAAGTCCAAAGACAACCGAGGCAACTACGCAATCGGCGCACAGGCAAAGCGTGCAGACATTGACGGTGTCGCTATCTCGGTCGATGTCTCGATGCCCTTTGGCCGAGGCTCCAACGGCAAGCTCAACCTTAAAATCACTAAAGACCGCCCAGGCTTCGTTCGTGGCATTAGCCAAGAGGCTTCTTACGTCGGCCATGTTGACCTGATCTCACAAGCTAACAACCGAATTGAGATCTCGATTGTGGGTGGGCAGGTCGGCTTCACCCCACATGAGTATTTGATGCGCAAGATCTCCGAGTTCATGGAAAAGCATGGCGCAGAGTTGTCCACCAATCAGGTCGTGCAGGTCATTGACGGCGGCACCGACCAAATCAAGAAGGCGCTCGCTCAGCTCGAGGGACAGGGCTTCCTGAGTGTCAGGAGCCAGGGGCAGGGTCGCTACTTCAAGCACCTGAAGCCCTTCGTGCTAGGGGCGCCTTCTCCCTTTAACTTGACCGACTTGACCGACCCTGACCGCGAGGGTATCGGTCAAGTAGGGGCAAGAGGCGACCGAAACTTGACCGACTTCGCCCCCCCCTATAAGGGGGGGCGGTCGGTGAAGTCGGTCAGCAGTGATGATGGTGAACCCGATGCAGGATAAAATGGCTATAAAGGATTTCTGCCGTATTTGTGGAGCTGCGCTTTGGAAGGCGCAGTGGTGCGGTTTTTCGGTGTTTTCGGACGGCACCCCCATAAGTACAATGGTGGAGATCGAGTGCTTACTAAAAAAGCGCCCGACATACGGCGTCTCTAGGTGGTTGCCCAGCTTCTACCTAGAACGCCGCTCAATGCTCAACATACACAAGCAATACGAGTTCATACTCGCCAAGCATCTTTGCGGTTCAGCCCAGGCCGTAAAGGAGCACCCAATCTACTGGGCAGTACCACAACAACTCGAACCTAACTTCTAAAAGGGGGAACAAATGGCAGGACGTCTTATCGCCGTAGTCGGCGGTCAGTATGGCAGTGAAGGGAAGGGCGCCGTGGCAGGCTACCTCTCCGCAACATCTGAGGCACCGTTTATGGGTATCAGAGTGGCAGGACCAAACGCAGGGCACACCGTTATCGGCAAAGGCCCCGACGGCGAGGAGTCATACGCATGGCGACTTCGCTCAATCCCAGTCAACGCAGTGACTGCACCCGAAAGTGACCTAATCATCGCAGCGGGTTCTGAGATCGATATGGAAGTCTTTAATAGAGAGCTTTCAGATCTCGACAAAGCGGGCTACCAAGCCAGCTCACGCATTATCGTGGACGACCAAGCCACAATCTTGGAGCCTCGCCACCACGATATCGAGACCAGTGACGGCATTCAAGCCCGAATCGGCTCAACCAGCAAAGGCATCGGCGCTTCACGTGCTGACCGCATTATGCGCAAGGCTTCTCTGTTTGGTGGTGGCGTAGATACTTCACAAGTTATTCGCGAGCACTTACAAAGAGGCGGCACTGCTCTAATCGAAGGCACACAAGGCTACGGCCTTGGACTGCACGCAGGTTTGTACCCTTTCTGCACGAGCCAAGACTGCAGAGCCTTGGACTTCTTGTCGCAAGCGGGTGTTAGCCCGTGGGACCGCGCAGTTGATGTCTTTGACATCTGGGTCACAGCCCGCACCTACCCGATTCGCGTTGCTGGCAACTCGGGCCCACTAGAGAACGAGACCAGTTGGGAACAATTGGGACTTGAGGCAGAGCGCACGACCGTGACTCAAAAGATTCGCAGGGTCGGGCACTTTGATAGCAAGCTAGTTCGCGACGCTGTTATTGCAAACGGTGGCGCTCCAACCGTCAAAATCGCACTCACCATGTTCGATTACATCTTTCCTGAGCTGAAAGATCAGACTGGAATAGACATCTTGTCTGACGAGCAACAACGCTACATCACAGACATCGAAAGTGCAGTGAACGCACCAGTCAGACTGGTAGGCACTGGACCTTCAACAATGGCGTGGGTGAAATAATGGCCTTCGAGAATTGGGAAGATGTGGCGGCTGCTTTTAGGAAAGAAACGCCCGCAAAAGACGCACCGACCGTGCAGAGTCTTGCGAACTGGTGGCTTGAAGAAACCAAAGGCGAGCTAGACTCTGTCATACCGAAAGCCGTTGAGTACGGCAGCGCAGACTTGAAAGTCATCGGCTTTGCTCTGAGTCAGATGATTGGCAAGCCGACCAACGTGACAGACGACGAACTAGGCATCGCTTTTTATGTGCTCGGCAAAGTTGCACGCTTAATCGGTGGCTATGCAGATGGCAGGGCGCCTTCTAACGACACATGGCACGACATCGCCATCTACACCAAAATGGCGCAGTACGCACGTGAACACGGTGGCTGGGGTGGGTTTGTCGAGTGATAGTCTACCTAGCCGCACCGATTGACTTTGATGAAGGAGCGAAAGTCAACCGCATTAAAGACGAGATCAAAAAGCACTTCAAAGAGCAAGAGTGTGTGTGGGTTTTTGACCCAGCTGGCGCTTGGCAAGCACCGAGCGACTTAGTGCCTGACGAGTTCGTGCATTGGGCCAACTTGCGAGTGCTAGAACAAGCCGATCTCGTTGTCGCAGTCTTAGTGAGAGGTGTGCTGACCATTGGCACTGTCCTTGAAATCCAACACGCTCACGACCTTGAAACCCCAGTTGTCGTGGTTGGAGACGTCGGCATGAACAGTGTCGGCCTTGCAGCACTTGAAATCCCCACCTACAAATCAATCAAAGAATGGAGTGAATATGGCAGCCCTATTGTACCAACTACTGACTTCCACTGGACAAGCACCGACGAAGGCCTATAACGACGACGCTGGCTTCGACTTGTACTGCGACGCCGAAATGGTGATCGAGCCAAGCACTTTTGTCGATATCCCACTAGGAGTCGCAATCAAAGTGCCTGAGGGCACGTGGGGCTTGTTAACAGCTCGCTCTAGCACTTTACGCAAGCACGGCCTCATGGTGGCACAGGGTGTCATTGATTGTGGCTACACTGGTCCACTTTTTGCTGGTGTGTGGAACATGACTGACAAACCTGTCAGAGTAGAGCCTGGCATGCGCTTGGTTCAGTATATACTCATTCACAACGCTTCCCTTGATGTCCAAGCACAAGAGGTGGCAGAACTTCCCAAGACCAACCGTGGCGCTGCTGGTTTTGGGAGTTCAGGTGTCTGATAAGCCACTCATTGAAACAGCTCAAGAGCTAAGGGACCTTGCCACTTGGTACGACCAGCT